TAACTTGGATTCTCGCATTGTTGTAGGCTTTCATATTCTCTTTGCCTTAAACCATCTATTTCTTGTTTGTATAAATTGATCTCAGTTTCCAAGACAAAGACTTGTCGTTCTAGTTCAACTGTTTTTGCTTCTAGTTCTCTAATATCAGGAAAGATGTAATTGTTTTGATTCCCTCTAATGTTGCGAGCTTCTCTGGCATTTTTTTCAATACGCTCACTTATGTTGGCATAACCATAGACAGCAATGCTAATGGTCGCAATGATTTGCACTAGATAACTTAGTGAAATGTTTAGAGATGTTTTGTCATCAACTTTGGCTACCATTTTTTGCAAGACCAATATCTAGCTGATAGTTTATCAGGCGGATTGGTGTCGCATTTATGTCTGGCCCTAAATGACTTCCTTCTTTTGGGTTGGTCTTTTTTGATGGTCATATTGGGATCACCAAAACGAATTAATTTAACTTGCTCACCTTTCTTAGCAAGGACGGCAAACTTTTTGTTTTTACCTGGTGTTCTTTTAGGTTTGTTGTAACCGCTAAACCTTTCACCTCTGTATTCAATAGCCATTAGTGTATTAACTTTTCCTCAACATTAATTATTTCTGAACTTGCATCTATTAAGCCACCAAACATAACAATAGCAAAATCGACTGCTTGTTCTTTGTTTAATGCTCTAACATCGTTGGCAATGTAAACTTCATCACCTTCAGCAATTTGCACATCAAATATTTTCAGTTGGGACATTTCTAAATAATCCTTGTGACTGAGATTTTTGTGCTTGTCTGATTAATTCACGATCACGTTCCATGATGGCATTGATCTCAGCGATATTAACTTGTGCGCCATACTTAGCTTGCAGTTCAGCAACTTTAATTCTAAGTTGTGCTTCTTCAATATCACGCTGACGATCATCGTCCATGATGATTTTCATACGATCTGTTTCGGCATCAATGATAGCTTTCTGGGCTTGTACTTGTGCTTTCTGAGCTTCAGCTTGTGCCAACAATGCGGTTGGATCTGGCTGTGGTGGCTCTTGTGGCATTGGTGGTTGTGGCGGCACTTGCGTATTTAAGAAACTATTAACGTCTTTAAAGCCAGCCATTTCAACCAATCTTGACAAGGTATTAGCGTATTGCTGTAACGATACGATTGGATTGTTTGGTCCTAGTGTTTGTAGTATTTGTTCTTGCTTGGCTGCAAGTTGTGTTAAGAAACCAAGTTTTTCTTCATCGGAAGATTTGGATAAACCAACATTAACAACGATGTCTTTGTTGTTGTCCCAGTATCTTGGATCAACTGGAATGAACTCGTTGTTTAGTCTAAACACATCTTGAGCTTCTTGGTGTTTAATGACCAGATTGTTAATTAAGTTAAAGAGTTCTTTCAGTCCACCTTCAGCAAAGTGTCGGCAAATCAATTCAATTCTGCCTTGAGCTGCTGACATAGTAGCAGATACGGCTGCTTTGGTTGATGACTGTAAGGCATCGGCATTAAGTCCAGCAGACGCACGGGAAACTCCTGTTCTGTTTTCTTTGGCATCGTCTAAGTAATTTAAAACTGGAAATGCTTGCTGACCAACAAAAGGTACGGTAAATGGTTGCACCATACCAGGCGCTCTCATTCTAATTGGCTGACCAATGTCGGTATTAAGCACATCGTCAATATTGACTTGTCCTTCAACAATACCCATGCGTGGGAAAATAGAGTGTCCTAACGAATCGAGAGTATCTCTAACAATTTGAGATTTAGCTGATTGAATGGGTTTGAGGTAATCCGCAGGACACGAACCGATAGCTGTGTGTGGTTCTGGATCTGGACAGAACATAACGATTGGTAAATCGTCCCAAGGCTCGGCATTTAAAATATGCAGACCTTCGCCAATGGTGCAAACTCTAACGAGTTCATCAACACCATCGTCGTCCAAATCGTAATGGACAAAGTGTTCAATGTATAAAACAGATTTAACTTCTGGTGAATCTGGGTACACCATATTGTCAAATGGGTTTCTAGCTTCTTGTTCTTCGAAAGATTGTGGATCTAATAAGTAACCACCTGAACCAGCGTACTCTTCAATCTCTTCTTTTTCATAACCCATAGCAACCAGTTCACCAACTGTTTTAATCATACGGTGAGCAACGTAAGAAGAATCGTTGAGCGAGCGTGCGTGTCTGGCAATCAAGACTTCTTCTGGTGGTACGGATTCAACGCATACTTGGTTCTTGGCTTTGACTCGTCTAATTTTTAGATCGTAAGAAACTGGTATCTCTTGCACCACTTCTTGTTGCGATACTGGATCAAATGTCGTGATGGTTTCTGTTTTGGCAACCTCTTCTAAGATTTCAACGTCTTTATCTAAAACGAGGGCTTGGTAAGAAGGGGGAGAAATATTGGTGTACTCGTGGGTTGTGGTCGATAGCGAATCGTCCCAATAGGCTTTAACAAAGCCAGCCTTTCTTACCAAGGCATCTTTAAAGGCATCGTACAAGACTTTAAAGCCTGGATTCTTTTCTTGCACAATGTAGTTAATGTAATCGGTTTGTTGTTGGGCGATGGGAATGTCCTCTGGATTTCTTGGGACAAATTCAACCACTCGCTTTGTACCAAAGAAAGTACGCATGATTTGTGGCAACATGAATAAGACCGTATCTCTAACATCGGTTGAAACGTAATAAGATTGCAAAGAGCTATTCGGATCTGGTTCATTACCAAGATAGTATTCGGTTGATTCTGCTCGTTCTTGTCCGATTTGATTGCAATAATCTTCGGCATCGTCCATCTCGTTCTTGAGATAGCTTGATAAATCGCTTAAATCTTGCTCTTCAGATACGATTTCGATTTGTTCTTCGATCTTTTCTTTCTTTTCTGCCATGTGTTATCCAACTCTAATTATTTTAGATTTTAGAGGTTTTCTGAAATTATACCCTAAATAAGTCATACTGCCACCACCTACTGCACTTGTTGCCATAGTAAGCGCAAGGGCATCTGCTCGGTCGGGCGACTTCACACCTCGTTTACGCATTTCCTCTTTGCTCTCAATTTTTATTTTACCCGTTGAGGTATATTTGTAGCCAGGCGATGCTAGTTCACGCACGAGTTCTTCATCTTCGGGTAAACGGCAATCACGGCCACCCAACCACTCTTTAATTTTAAACCAAAGTTCAGCTCTAAGGTTTAAATAATTCTTTTTACTTGAGGGCGACTCGGCGACGTTGATGCCACGCACGGGCAGGTTAAGTTCACGCAGGCGGTCCACCACGCCCGAACCAATACCAATCACATCGACCATAATCTCTTGTGGTTTCTCTAGCACGGTCGCATCGTCATAACGATTTTTTATAATGCCACATAACTGCATCAAATCCATTGACGCAAATGTTTCCACTTCAAAGACGGTATTACCTTGCCTAACGCAAAGCGCAGAATTATCACCACCAAAACGAGCGACATCCAAACCCCAAACAATTGGCTCACTTGATGCAAGATCAACGTCACGACCAACCGCACCTCTAATCAGCTCCATTGGTATCACGGTATCGTCGTCCGCACGGGGGAACTCACCCATCACCTCAACACGAGCAACGGTTGATTCTTCGCCATACTGTTCGATCATGCGTGAGAACAAAGCGGTGTCTGTGCCTTCGACCGTGCGTGAGTCTATCTGTTCGGTTTGCCAGTAGGATTTGTTCCCGTGGAAGCAATCGTAAAATGGTCCTGTGTTCCTACGTGGGTTGGAGAAACAAAACCAGTAACGGTCGGGCGTGGGTTCGGAAAAGAAACCTTCCGATACTGAGTAGATGGGTGCGGGAATACCTGAAGCTTCGTCCATGATTAGGCAGACACCATAACTGGAGTGAATACCAGCGAAAGCATCGGGGTTTTCTTCTGACCAGAGTTGCGCTTGAGCGTAGTAATAACCTGTGTCGATTTTTAGGTCACGCACGAGCGCTTCTTCAAACCAGGGCGCAGGTTTAATCGTGGTTGCGGTTTTAGCAAACCAATGTGAGTTAAGTGAGAGCGTGAGCCATTTACCGAGTTCAGCCCAAGTTCGTGAGCGCAACTGTTGTTCCGTGTTGGCTGTTACGATTATGGTTGAACCAAGTCTGGTTGATAGCATCCATAAGATCAGCCAAGACACTAAAGCCGATTTACCAATACCACGACCTGAAGCAACAGCCATACGAAACATCTCTGGATCTAATCTGCCTTGATTGCGTTTTATGTGAGTGGTAATTTTTTTTAAAATTTTTTCTTGCCACTTACGAGGTCCTTTGAACTCGTGGAGGGGGGTATCTTCTTGTCCCCAAGGGAAGATGTATTTAACAAACTTGTAGGGATCGTTCTTGATCGTGGGCGACCAAACATCCATCATTAATTCTTGTTCTTGTTCTAGTGGGTACTTCAT